TAAAGAAAGTATACCTGTTAGTATTGTTTTCATTAGAACTCCAATATAGCGTAATCGTATCTTAGTGTTAGTGTTATCTCAACTGGATCAGAAGAACTGAAATCCAAATCACCAAAAGCAGCATCTTGAATGTATGTTCCATACAATGTCCACTTTTCAATGATATCACCAACTGGTCCTAAGACTTGAAAGTTAATATTCTTCTTGTAAAAATCTTGATACCCATCACGACCAGTAGCACTCTCATGATGTAATCTTACCCACTCAATAACAGCAGAAGCGGCAGATGGTACAATCGGGTCATACAGAGTAATCTGTAAAGTTTGCCAACGACCTTTACCTTTGACATACTTCGTGACGTTCATATGTTCCAAAACAACTTCATCAAAAGTGATTTGTGGTCTTTGTGCCGTCTTTATTGTAAAGGCAGGTATACCACTTATCTCCATGATAAAACGATTTTTTAGTTTCGGTTCATATGGTGTGTAAAATATTTTATTCGCTTCTAAAAGTTCAGCCATTTGTTATCTCCAAAATTTGGTCTTCAATAATAAATATATCATTTATTTAAAATTACTCAGGAAAAGCAGCTCCTGTTGGTTGTACCACGAAGTCCAATACGATGAATTCAGCAGTTCTTGTAGGTTGTAAGAATATCTGACCTATCAACTGATTTCTATCAATGGTTTCTGGCGTGTTATTTGAATCATCCATTACTACTCTAAAGGCATTCAAACCTTGATTAGCCTGAACTTGTTCCATATAAGGATTAACAGTGTTCAAGAACTGATTTCTTAGGTCTGTTGTATTCTGTTCGAACACAAGTCCTCTTGAAGAGTTAGCAACAAACTTCTTAAGATTGATTAACAATCTTCTTACGTTTACTCGGTCAAGAGCAGAAGCTTTCTTCTGTGTTGTTTTCTGTCCAAAGACAGTAACACCTTGACCAGGAAAGGTAGCAATAGGATTGACATTTGATTCATAAAGGTCATCTCTGTTACCTTGTGTTAATTTTCTATATGCCTGTATAGCAGTATCGATTCCACCTCTGTTCAATCCAGCAGGAGCAAACCACGGTTGTCCTACAGTGTCATTGAAGTGATAAACACCACCGATTACTACTGATGGTGGAACATATCTACGATTCATTGTGACATCATCAGCCAATATCTGTACCCAAGGATAGTAAGCAGCAGCATAACTTGAGTTACGAGTTTCAACGGCAGTTTTAACAGTTGCAACGGTATCTGTCTTCCAACTCGGGTCGTATACTAAGAAACAATCACCTCTGTTTTCACACATCTGAATAGCATCTTTTATGATAGCAATTGAACCAGCACCATTTTGGTCTATAATTCCAGGCAGTAATAATAAGTCAATATCATACTCGTCTTTATTATTAAGTAGATTTATAGCAGTTCTATATCCACCACCTACAGTTGTTGGTTGTACAGGATAAGCAGAACTAGCAATAGTGTCCACACCATCTATATTTACACCTTGACTATTAGTACCACTATCGGTTTCTAAGTAAAAGTTAAATGGATGTTTAGCATTTTGAGTTCCAAACTGACCACCACTAAACGAACCACCATAACTACCACTTCCTAATGATGGAATTTTAGCATCACCATCACCATAAGCAACAGAATCAATAGTTCCATCTTCTTTTAGATAATTAGGTGTTTTTATGTATAGATTTTTTATTCTTACATACTTTGACCTAACAGGATACTCACCTGTAGTCTGTATAAAGGCTTGAGAATCTTCAACTGCAATTGATGTAGTCTCATTACCTATTCTTTTTAGTATATAATCTGGAGACTCTGGATCAAGTGACAAGTTAGAATGAGTTTCTAATACCTTCTTTTTATCAGTCTCGTCATTACCTTGACGAATTAATAGAGTAAAAGTTCCTTTTGAAAGATTTCTTTGTGATATTTCCCAACGAAAGTTATCACTTCTACCACCATAACTACCACTTGTAAAATAATGATTATCAGCAGCATCAACTCTTGGTGATATTCTACCATTAGAATCATGTGAACCACTATTGTTAAAAATAGTACCATGACCTAATGCCTCTAAATCAAATACTTTGTGCTGAAGATGTGAACCACTAGCTTGTATACTAGCACTAGCTTTATCTAAACTAGCATCGGCAACTCTGACGATAGTGGCGGGACCACCTTGTCTCAAATATTCTTTAGCAGTATGTGATGTTAAATATTGAAATTTGTCACTACCACTTTCAATCAACTCACCGAATATACTAACGTATTCGGCATAAGAACTTACTATTGTTGGTTGTAGAATAGGACCTTTTACTGTTGGACCTACAATAGCTGCTCCTATAGGACCAGCTGTCGCGGGTAAAAATGATTGGTCTATTTCATTTGTAAATACACCTGGTGATAAGATTTTCTCAGCCATTTAATGTCTCCGAATAGGTAAGAATTAATATAATTATTCATATATAAATATTACCTAATTTTGGAAAGAAGAGGAAAGTTAATCTTATTTTTCGTTATCAGTAGTTTGTACGTTAGGTGTGAATATTCCTGTGTCAGGATTTAAAGTTCCAGCTCCATATTTTTCGTTTATTTTATCTATGGATTTAGTTTCGTCTTTTTTTAACTTTTCAAGTTCACTATGTAGTTGAAACTCTTGTTCTTCAATTTGTTCAGATTGTTTCTCTAAATTAATTTTAGCAATTGACAACTGACCAAATTTATTTACAAGTTCATTGGATCTTTGTTGTAACCCTCTAATTGCTTTTAATTCTTCTTCTGTGAATTTAATTTCTGACATTTAAAACCTCTTATTGTGTTAAAGTATATACATATATAATTATAAAAGTTTTTCGGAAAACGATACTTTTTTTGGATTATAACCTCTTTGCATTTCAGCAGTCTTACCAAATGTAGTATCCGTAAACTCTGGTATCATGTATCCTTTTATTGTTAGTGTTAATTCATTTCGTATCATTCTCTCACCTTGTGATTCCATCTCTATTTCATTTGATATATCACCATCAAGCGATGAAAGAAAACGATAAGATGTTTGGTCACCAAAGTAAGTTTCCAAATGTTCTATCCAAAGATTATTTAATTCGTTCATTTGTTCTATAAAAGATGTCATCATAACCACACTATAACTACAAGTTACAAAGTCTGGCATACCAGTCTTGATAAATTCTTGTACAGGTTTTTGTCCTGTTAATACAGAAAATCTATCGTATCTATTATTCTTACTCCAACCACTACTTGAACGAACAACAGATATAAACTTACCCTTTACATCGTTATCAAACGAAAGTGGCATATCAGGATTCATACCAAGTGATGTTCTTTTAATTACAATCATCGGTAGTATAATAACACCATTCTTATCTCTTAATGTTCCTCTATCTTTTATAGACTTCCATCTTTCCTCATTACCATATAGAACAGGAACAGAAATAATCTCATTCTGTTCTTTTATCTTTGGTTTCATTACATTCTGAATGTGTCTAATAACCGCAGTATCAATTTCTTTAACACCAATAGAAAATCCTTTACCAGCGTTTTGACCACCTGGTTTTTTGATAACTACTTTAGAGTTACCCTTTTCACTTCTGATACTCGTTTGAGTCTCACGATTTACGTTTGACTCGTATCCAGCATTTTCATTTGTTATTGGTTTAATTGCCACGGCGTAGTTTCCTTAGTTTTTCTAACTTACTCTCTGATGTATTAGCGTACTCTTCAGATTTTAATCCTTTGGTTGAAACTTTATCTATTGATATTTGTTTCTCAATCGGAACATCAACTGCTCCTAAAGTTATGTTCTCTTTCTCTCCATAAATATTACCTTGTTTAAGTAAATCTATTATTTCGTCAAACTTATCGGCTTTTGGTTCTCCGTAAAAATTTTCACTATCACTATCACGTTTTTCTTCAAAGTCAACTGTTTTTTCAACTTTTACATGATGTGACCTACGAGGTTTCATCACAAGTTTTTTATCTAATAGTTGAACAGCCATTATTCATAACTCTCATTTTTTGTCCAAGATGGAATTCCTGTACCATCCGTAGTTAATGTTCCATGATTACCATATCCTGATAAATCTTCTACACGAGTTCCAGTACCTTCATTTAATCTCCAATATCCTACAAGATTATTATTAATTCTATGGTCATAACCAAATCCAGCATTATATACTTGGTTAGCAAAAGTACCATCTTCATCTTTTTCTACATTATAAATAGCTACTTCACTAAGACTACAAGCCCAACCTTGATTGTATGGAGTATCAAGGTCTTGAAAAGCAGCACGAGCTCCAAAGTAAAGATTACTTGCCGCATTAACGGTATCAGTATTATCATTACGCCAATTTGCAATTCCCATACCATTCTCATTTCCAGTACCTTCATCGGCACCATCTTTATAAATTTCTTTTCCATTTATCCATATCCGAACATGCCTATCACCACCAATTGCTGCACCATCATCACCACCATATGTTACCATCCAATGATACCAATTACCTACTTCCATTCCATGACCACCCGCAACACCATCATTATGTGTGTTACCATCCTTGACGCTTGCACCGACACCCACATGAGTAAGATTAGCAGTTTTAATACCAAATTCAAATCTTCCATTAGTTTCCGACCTTCTACCTAAAGCTTTTAGAAATCCACCAATTTCATTTGGTTTAACCCAATAAGAAACAGTAAATCCGTAATTAAGTCCAGCTTCTGCTAAACCACTACCATCATAATTATCAGGATTAAATGTAGTTGATACATAATCGGTTGCAGAAGAACCAGCAAATGTTAATACATGATTTGGATCATGTGCTACATCTCCACCATAACTTCTTTTTCTATTTATATAAGATACATTTCTATCTATTAAAGCAATAGTATCTTCAAATACTCTTTTGGCTAAACTTTCATTTATTTGAAACAGATATTTATTTTCTGGTATTTTTAACCACTCTCCCCAATTTAATTTTGTATTACCTTGTTTTTCTCTCGAAACGGATATTAATAAAGGAATCAAGTCTGTACTATCTACAACTTCCATTTTTTTAAGTTTATCTTCATATATCTTTTGTGATGCTGACTGAACTTTTTCTTCCATCCATTTAGATTTTTTTAAATTATCTAAAAGAACGGCTTTGTCTTTTTCTAATTCTAAAACCTCACTAGCTAATTCGGAAGTCTGTGTTTTCAAATTATCAATAATTCTATCTTTTTCTTTCAACTCCTCTTGATGTTGGATTTTTATATCTTTAAAATCCCCCCTACTATTATTAAACTGAGCATTTAATCTCTCTTGGATTTGTTCTCTGTTATCTGATTTTTTTGTAACTCCAGAGTGTCCGAATTTTTCTTTTAATAATTCTAAACTCATTATCTTGGTCTCTCCTCAATATTAATAGAAGACAATCTACTACGATGTGCTGTAGCTTTTATAGCATGATTAAAACTTGGATGTCCACCGATAAGTTGTGGTTCTGTGACTCCGTTGATTTCCCAATACCAATTGTTCCAATCACAGATGTCACCAGCCTCAGGAAAAAAGTTTAATGAACCACTAGCCAAATTATTTCTCTGAAACATCAAATCAATCGTAGAAGTTGTATCAGGTCCTGCTTCTTGAAATTGTTCTACTTCAGGAGCATTATATCGTATCAGACAATTTACCCTAAACCCTACATTAAAATACTTGGTGGTTGATTCACCATATATGTTTTGATTTGTGTGTTCAGGTGCTACTTTATAGATATCAACTGACTGACCGACTATCTCATCGATAAGTTCTTCATTCATATGGTCAACTAAGTTTATTTCCTTTTGGGAAATAAAAAATGGACGTGTAGCAGACATCTATTTATCCTATGTATATGTTTAACGGAGCTTTTGCCAATACCTCTCTTTGAGCATTTGATTCCTCTGCCTCCGCTTTTAATTTTTCTGTCAAAGATACTGATTCTAAAAATTCTTTTAACTCTTCTAATAATTGTGTTTTTTCTTCTCTACCCTCTGTCTTTAGAGCTTCACCATCCAATGTAACTTCTCCATCAGGTATCGGCATAGAACTATACTTACTTCTGATGATACCTAGTAACTCTTTAGCAAGAGCATAAGTATACTTTCTAATCCATTGACGACCAGGTTGATTAATGGAATTATAAGTAACAAATTTATATGGAACATTGGAAGGATCTGACACACCACCTTGTAAAGAAGCATTTGAATTGTTGGTATTTCTGATATCATCTTTAACATAATATTCAAACCATATCTTGTCACCAGCATTCCCCTCTGTAGGTTCAGGAAATATCCTTAAGTTATTATTATGTAATTCGAAAGAATAAGCACTCTTTCTTACCAAATCTGATGTTTCAATAGCATTTGCTCTAGCTAAATCATAAGAGATTGGTTTTAGTACAAATGATATTGCTGGAGAAACATTACCAAAACCAAAGGCATCAAGAAGTTGTCTTTGGTCAAATGTACCAGCATAAGGATCGTAAAATCTTGAAACAGCTGCTGGTTGATGATTAAATACTCTATGAACTTCAATTCTTTTTCCACTCTCGTTATCATCAGCCCAAACACTCTGTAAATCATAATCTTGTTTTGAACCAGATAAAGTTATGTATCCTTTTTTCAAATCATAGTTTTCATTAAGACCAACTTGTTGTCCGTACTTATCGGAAAGAGTTACTGAAGCTCCTAAAGATGGAGTTACAGGATCAGCAGAACCTGTACTTAATGAACCTGATATTCTATTCTTTTCTCCATATTGTTCCCACATCCAATTTTTAATATTATAGTTGTTGATGTGTTGTGAGTATTCGTTTACAGATTCCTCAAAACAAGCATATATTGAACCACTTGGTATCTCCAATTGTAATACAGGAAAACCAAGTCTTTTAGCACACCACTTAGTTACTGAAACAATATCTGTTTGAAAAGTTGAATCGGCATCGTAAGTTCCGTAAGGTGTTTGTCCACTTTCAAACGATGACGGGTCTTCATAGGCATAATCTAATTTTGGCATAATGTAATTCTCCTACCTATAAATATAACGTTTTTCAAAACAAGAGTCAACCTTTATTTTAGTTGAAAACAAAAAAAGGGGGCAAAAATGCCCCCTTTTTTTATGTATCAGAATTATGATTAGATTAAACTAAGTCAAGTGACTTACAATGAATCAAACCATAGAACTCTG